GATCCCGTCGGCGTCCTTGCCGTACAGTCCGGCGTAGTCCTTTCCGTCACGCACCCACGGCAACCAGCGGCCATTCTTTCCGCCGATATGTACCCGGATTTCGATGTGCCCCTGCGTCAGTTTGGCGCGGACGCCCTGGATGGCACGCTTGGGCCAACCGGCGTATCCGTTGCTGCCATCGCCGTAGTTGGTGATTTCCGCCAGCCACTTTTTACCCTTGGCGTACACCTGATAGATGATATCTGGGGCCGTTTCGGCGCCGGGTTTCTGGACGCCGAAATAGGCATACCAGCTGTTGTCTTTGACCATCCGGTTGTCGTTGGCCTCGTCAAAACGATAGGGCGTATCCCTGGTATCGATATGGACAGCGGCCCGGCTGGTGGCGCTGCCGGCAATCCACCCGATGCCCGGGACACCCGCATTCTCGGCGGCGAGCAGGATCTCCCGGCCCTGATAGCGTACTTCCTTGCCGTCTACCATGTGCCAGCAGTTGATGTCCGCGGCCCGTCCCTCGGCATGGCGGCTGGCGTTCCGGTCAGTGCGGTAGCCGCTGGTAATGATGATCTTGGTGCAGTCCAGCGCGGCATAGATGGCCTCCAAAAGCGGCAGTAACCTGTCGTCGATTTTGATTTCGTCGTTGCCCTGCTCCGCAAACTCCCGCACCTTGAAGTGCGGCGAAAGCTGCTTGTTTCCGTCCCGTTTGTTGCTGTAGGTTTTAATCATGATGTTTCCTCCTTTTTAATTTTCCGCCACAAATGTAAATTGCAAAAATGTCCAGGCTTGCGCGTTTGTTGATATGAGCATGTTTTTGGCCTTTATCTCTCCGTTTTCCGCTATGTATCCGAACACGGCGGCGTCCCCGGTCGATGCGGTGCCGCAGTACACAAGCTGCCCCGGTCTAAACCCGGCCGGCAATGTAGCAATAACCTTTTCTGACGTGATAGCCATCCCCGAAGAGGCGATATTTACGTGTACAATGTTGGTCACAGGATCCTTGATGTAAAAACTTTGGTTGGCACCATGTGATATGCTGGGTTGCAGCTGCACACGCTGCACACCAGTATTCCCCTGGTGCCACACAGAATTTCCGGCAACTGTTACCGAATTGCCAAAACGTCCATAGCTTGCATACATATATTGCCACGGTATTTCGGACGACCCCAGGCTATACTCCAGCGCAGATTTAGGTATAATGCTGCCGTATACAGTGCCGCCGATAATGGGCAAAAAGGCGTTGTCTAACATCCTCCAGTTTGTCCCGTCGTAAAACACAATGTGCACCCCAGCAGCAAACGGGCGGGCGCTGTTTACCCCCACCGGCATCAAATACTTGCCGCCTAAGCCGTTGACGCTTAGCACCGGCGGGGTCATGGTGGCGTCGCTGCCCACGTGGAAATTGACCAGCAGCATCATGCCTTGCACCAGCGCATCAGGGGCCGGATCCAGGGTCAAAATGAAATTCGCCGCCGCGCCGGTTGTGGTGGCCGTGTTGATGGTGCGGGCGTAGTCGTCTGCATCCACCTTGGCGGCTACCTCCGCCGGTGTGGCGTAATCAGTCCCAGATACCGCAGTTTTTACACTGCCGCCCGAGCCCATCAGTATGCCCGCCATCGGCGTAAGTGTGTTCTGGTTAATCAGGTTCGGGCCGGCCGCGCCATCCTTTCCATCCTTGCCGTCTTTGCCGTCTACCCCGTCGCGCCCCTGTATGGCCGGGATAGGGATTATATTGCCCTGGTCGTCCCGGACGCTTAAAATCGGTATGCCCATGGTTGTTACCTCCTTTTATGTCATAGGTTCAGCAGGTTGCCCAGTTTCCAGTTTCGCAATCCGCGCATCAAGGGCTTTTATCTGCGCAATATATTCCGCCTGCTGTTGCTCAAACGCTATGTTAATGTCGCGGTTATAGCCCACGTCCACGCCGCCCGCGTCGGCAAAAACGCGGCACACCGGGGCGGGCGGCAGGATGCGGGCGGGGTCATGCTGGGTAATGACCGGCTCGGCCAGCTGGTACAGTACGGTCACCGGCGTGCCGGCAGTGGCTCGGGCAGACAACCAGGCCTTGAAATCGTCCAGCGTTGCTATTGTGGTAAAGACAGATAGGTCTTTTCTCGTGCTGGCAGACGCAACACAAACCGCCGTTTGCGTACCGGATGCCCCGTTTTTAACGAAAGAGAAGTGGGTGCAAACACCAGCCGCTGCCGGCGCATCGAAAACATCCGGCAGCGCATACCCATATACTCCCGCGCCGCTTGTCCTCGTTATCCACGCCTCTGTTCCGTCCAGCTCCACCCGTCCCCACCGCCGGTTTTCCACGCCGGTGGCCGCGTCGTACTCGTCGCACACGGTTCCGTCGCCGTGCAGGGGGGCCAGCGCGGGCAAATCGATGGTCTGTCCGGCGTAGGGGGCATAAGGGCTATCCGGCTCCAGCCCAATGTACGGGTATATGGTTTCGTCCACAGCATCACCCGACAAATATTGCTTATACACCCGCAATATACCGACCTTTCCGGTAACGGGTGTAAGCCCTAGCCTAATCCCTAGATTGGATATGGAACCATACTCTTTTGTTCCGTCTTCTTTGATTAGACATACAGGTAAATGTGCGGCGCCGGACGACGTATAGCCTTGTGACAGCCATAAATACGGCGTGTTTCTCATCGGCAAAATATCAATAGTTGCTGTGCCGGTAGCTGTGCCGGTGACTTTTATACACCCGTCGCTTTGTACCGTCCATGTAACCCCGTTTGACGACCCGTTTGCCGCTTTTGAATCCAGCAAATTCTTCCCGCACACCGTCACCTTTGTCGGCTGTACACCCGCGAGGGTATACGGGTTATCGGGCCCCTTATCCCCCGACCCGGTCTCGGCGGTCGCGCCCAGCACCGCCGCCCG